AAGAAGCGGGCCGGGTCTGTTCGTTCTGGCATCAACGCGGTATCGGAGCGCCTGTCACCCGACGTCGAGGGCCGCCCCCATTTGGTCATCCATGACCGGTGCAAGAACACGATCAGAGAGATTGAGGGCTACGTGTGGGCCACCACCGCCACCAAAAACGACATGCCCGACGCCCCCAAGAAACGGAACGATCACGCCATGGATGCGCTCGCGTACATGTGCGCCCAGTTGACGCGGGCGACGTTCGGGGTTGGCTGACCCTGCTTTTTTGCGCCCCTGCCCATCGGCGTGCTACGGTGTCAATCATGGCAGACGAGATGGTGATTCGGCAGACTTGGTTTGCACGCGTCTTGCGTGCTGTTGGCCTATTGCCTGCCACCGAGCAAGATCACCAGGCCGGGGCTGACTATTCGCTTGGCCAGGGCGCAGACCACCGGTACAACGTCGCGTCGTCGATGTCAGCCATGGCGGCGTTCCCATGGGTCAAGGCATCCGTCGAGGCCATCGCCAGCGGCTTGTCATCCGTACCGATCCGAATGACCAGCGGGCGCGGTGTCAAGGCCGAGCGAGTCGATGACCATCCACTGCTTGACCTGATGGACCAACCGTCATCGAGGGTCAATGGTTCCCTATTCCGTCGTCAACTGGCGACCGATCTGGTTCTGTCGGGCAATGCCTATGCCTTGGTCATCGGCGACCGAGAGCCAACCGGCCTGCTTCGTCTTCATCCCGAGCGGGTCAAGGCCGTGCCCTGGGCCGATGGCCAGGTGTCCCATTACATATACGATTCAGGACGTGAGATCAGCTATGACCACGAGCGCGTGTTGCACTTTCGATCGACATCCTGGAGCGCAGATCCGTCGTCGTTGTATGGGGTGTCATCTATCCAAACGCTACACCATGATCTCAGCGCCGATCTTGCGGCGTCTGCAATGTCAGCAGAGACGGCGAAACGGGGTCGCCCCACTGGTGTTTTCTCCCCCGCGACTGAGGGCGACATCTGGTCATCGGCTCAGGTAAAGATCATGCGCGAGGCGTATGACCGGCAACTGACCGGCAAGTCATCGGCCCTGTTCTTGGGTGGTGCAGCCAAGTATCAAGCCCTTTCATTCAGCCCTCGCGATATGGAATTCCAAGCCCAGCGCCAATTGGTTAGAGAAGCGGTGATGGCGGTGTTCGGCGTTCCACCTACAATCTTGGGACTACCGACAGCGAATTACGCGACATCACGGCAACAGGCCAAGACGTTCTGGGAGGGCTTGCGCCACCGGGCGGCCATCATCGACGGAGAGTTGACCAGGCTGGCCCGCCAATGGGGTGATTCGACGCTCCGGGTGTGGCATGACTTCAGCGCCGTCGAGGCGTTGGCCGAGTCGAAAACAGAGCAGGTCAACCGCGTCAATTCGTGGTGGGCCATGGGCCTCTCGCTTCGTCAGTCGGCAGAAATGGAGGGCATCGACCTTCCAGAAAACATCATCGAACCGGAACCCGAAGCCGACGAACCGGAAGAGGTCAACGAGGGCATCGGCGGGATTCGGCAGCTATTCATTGGGGCAGGGGAGACGTACAAACCACCGGTAACGGAATCGGAGCGGGTTGCGTTGTGGCGCGGCTTCATCGACAAGGCACATGGGCCACGGGAGAGGGCCTTGGCCTTGACGATGAGGCGCGAACTACGCGCCCGCGCAAAGAGAACGGGCGACCGGTTGGAGGCGATGTTCGAGGGGCAGAAATCCATCAAGCGAGATCTGGGCGATACCGAATGGGCCAAACTGATCGGCGCCTCCGAAGAGATGGCGGCACTGTCGGCCGGTGCTCGCCTGGACATTCAACGAACCCTTGCCGCTGGATTCCGTGAGGCGGTCAAGATGGTGCCAGATGCCGATCTGAAGTTCGACCCTGATCGCAGAAACAAAGAGGTGGAGCGGTTATTGGGTTCGCTTGTCGTCAACGTCGAGGCCCTGTCGGTTGAACAGGTCCGCAAGATCGTCCTTGCAGGGTTGGCCGAGGGCGCCACAATCGCCCAGATGCAAGAGCAATTGATGACTTCGCCCGGATTCAGCGCCTCAAGATCGCTTCGGATCGCAAGAACTGAGACGACCCGAGCGGTCAACGCCGGGGCCTTGGTGGCCTATGCGAGCGCGTCCGACAGTGGCATAGACATGAAAGTCGAGTGGCTGACAGCCCGTGATGATGCGGTCCGTGAGTCTCATGTAGACATGGACAGTCAACGGATCTTGGTGGGCGGATCGTTCACCAGCGGAGCGGGCGGGTCCGGTCCTGGTCCTGGTCAACTGGGAAGCGCCGCCGATGACGTAAATTGTCGCTGCACCGTGCTACCTTTTTTCGAGGATTGAAACAATGAAACATTGCAAACGCATCATGATGAAGGCCGAGACCGCCGACGATGGCACCACCACGGTCACCGCATCGACACCGGATGTTGATCGGATGAACGATGTTGTTGCCCCAAACTGGGATTTGGAGCACTTCAAAGCGAATCCCGTGGTCATTTGGGCGCACGATTACAGTACGCCACCCGTTGGCCGGGCGTCATCGGTCGAGATGGACGGCACCACGCTGGTCGCATCCATCAAATGGGATGATAACGAAGCGAATCCACTGGGCAAAACCGTGGCCCACCAGTTCAGAGAGGGCTTTTTATCCGCTGTTTCGGTCGGATTCAGCCCCGGCGACTCCATCCAGCGGTCCACATTGGACGGAGATCACCCGTGGCATGGTGAAACGGGGCTTGTGTATGGCATGAACACGCCAAACCAATTGCTGGAAATTAGCGCGGTGCCCATCCCGGCCAACCCACACGCGACAGCAATGCGGGCGGCACCTGCCCCGGCCGACATCCGTGCCGAGCTATTGAAACTGCTAACCACAGATGACGCCATCCGGGCCGAGGTCGGGTCATTGGCGGCGGGCTGGATGCCCGAAGAGACGGACGCGCCACAATCGTTTTTTGATTTGTTGACAGATTAGAGGAATTTGCATTATTGATATTAAATCCCATGGGAGGGACTCACACATGGACTTCATCCAAGACAGCAAGCCAGACCTAAGCACCAAAGAAAGCGCTACCAAAACGATTTTTGACATCGCCGCCCGCCAGAAGGTGTTGGCAGAATCGAACCGAGACCTGAAGGAGCAAATGCAGCAGAAGGTCGCCGATCTGACATCTGCGAACAAGCGATTGGGTGAGTTGGAGGCACGGTCGAGGATGACCACGACGGCTATCAGCGCCGAAAACGAGGTCGCCCGATACGTCGACGGCAACAAGGTCAGATGGACCGCTGAAACCCGATCCGATGGTGTGACCCTTCCGGGCCTGTTGGACGACTCCAACACTGTCTGTGATTGGCAGCGTGAGATGAAGCGGTTGATGGAGCAACGCACATTTGTCAAGATGCTCACCAAACGCGGACACTCCCCACAAACCAACGCCCAGATCGACTTCCACATGAAGGCCGCGCCGGATTCCATCAAACGGATCTTCGCTGATTCGGCTGGAATCGGTGCGGAATGGGTGCCTGATATTTTGAGCACTGATCTCGCCACCGACTTCTATGCTGCCCGTCGTGTCGAGGCCCTGTTTCAATCGGTCAACATGACGTCGAAGGAATTGCGTTTGCCGTTCATCACACTTGCGACCACGCCCTACCTTAAGAGCGTGCCGACCAGCGATGACCCCAGCAACTACACGGCGACGACCGACACCACGGCCCAACGCTCGATCAGTTGCGACTCATTCGCCACCCGAATCCAAATCGACGAGGATGCAGTCGAGGATGCAGTCATCCCGTTGATCGGAACCGTTCGCGCTTCTTTGGTTGCGTCAATGGTAGACGGGATCGAGGATGCCATAATCAATGGCGACGGTGCAACCAGCCATCAAGACGATATCGCAAACTGGAACCCACGATCGCGATGGACCGTCGGCGCTGTTGGTCCTGACCATCGCCATGGCTTTACCGGATTGCGCGCCAGAGCGGCAGACGTATCGTGCACCACGGATCAATCGGGTGCCGCTACCTATGCTGGGTTCTTGACCGCTCGTTCCAACCTTGACAGCCCTCATGGCGTTGCCGGTGACCTGATTTGTATTGTCAGTCCGGAATACTATTTGAGCACGATGTTGGGTTTCACGGAGGTCACCGGGTTGGAGAAATACGGGATCGCATCGCCACTGGTTAGCGGTGAGTTGGCCCGATTGGGCGGTGTGCCCATCGTGGTCAGCGAGTTTGTGACATCCGATATGGCAGCGGACGGGATGTACGATCATGTGACCAAGACCAAAACCGGATTCCTTCTGTTCAACCGCTCTCGGTTCTTCGTCGGGAATTACAAAGCAACCACCGTGGAATTGGACAAGAACATTCGAAACGGCGTAATCGACCTTGTAGCTACCAAACGGGCCGTTTTCTACCATTTGGATTCCAGCAGCAAGAAAAACTGTCATTGGTCGTTCAATCTGTAGGCTTCTTCAATGATTTCAGGCACTTAACATGAAACTTAAGTTCAAAGGCTTCGCCCATACCGATAGCTATGCCTCCGCCGAGGTAAAGCGCTGGTATGCGGGTGAAGTCCGTGAGGTTGATTCGGACGTTGCCAAGTATCTAATCAAGCAATTCGGATCGGTGTTCTCGGTGGTGGGTTCACAACCCACCGGTTCGGATCGCATGGTCAAAAACAAGGCCGTCGATCTGTCCGCTTTGGACGGGTCGATATCCAGGCTCAAAAAGGCGCTTGCGTCTGGGCTGTTAGATTCGATATTGGTCGATCTGCGAAATGCTGAGTTGAACGGCAAAACCCGGAAAAGCGCCATCGATGCCATAGAAGCACGGATGGCCGAGGCATGAAATACGTTTCAACCGGCGCGGGTGAGTGGCCGATCGGTATCCACTGGTCACCCGGTGAGGCGCGAGATGTCCCAGATGGCTACCCCGGCGCCGAAACCGCGCCACCATCATGGTTGAAACCGGCTAAAAAGAAGGCGAAAGCGAAGAAAAAAGAGGGATAACCATGGCCTTGATCACCGCCGTCGAGGCCAGAGTCTACCTTCGCGGTCTCACCGGCACCGCTGAAGACACCACAATTGACACAATGATCGCCCGTGTTTCGGCGCTTTTTGGGTCTTATTGCGGGTTTCCTACTGAAACAGGCGTGGCAACCATGGAATCGGCCACATACGTACACTATTTGGAAGGACCGGGCGGCTATTCGTTGCGGTTACCCGTGTGGCCCGTGTCATCGGTGACGTCGATCTATGACGATTCTGGCCGGGCGTATGCGAGCGCCGATCTGGTTTCGTCTGGAGACTATGATGTGATCGGTGATTTCGGTTTGGTAATTGCCAAATCCACCGGGAATCATACCGCATGGGGCACGGGTGGACGTGCAATCAAGGCCACATACGTGGCGGGATTCGCCACCGTGCCCGCCGATGTAAAACACGCGTGCGGTCTTCAGGTCGCCCATATCTGGCGACATCGTGACTCTATCGGCGACTCGTCTGTATCGAAGGCGGGCGGGTCTGCTTCGCCCTTGCCGCTGTCGTTGTTGCCAGAGGTCAAGGCGGCCCTTCGCCCCTATCGACTTGCGGGTGATTGGATTGGCTGAAAAGATCGAAACCGTCGACGAGTTCGCCCAACGTATGACCGAGTTGGGCCATCGCGGTCTATTAAAGGGCCTGCTACGCTCTGCAACCCGTCTGTCCCTGAAGGGCGAGACCTACGCCAAGCGAAATGCCACCACGCTCATGAACACGCCCACTGGGCGCTTGCGTTCATCGTTGGCGGGTTCTGCCGACCTGACCGGCGGCACGCTCAATGTCCGCCTTCGTGCGGGTGGGCGTACACCCCAGGGAACCGTGAAATATGCAGGGATTCAAGAGTTCGGCGGCACGGTCAGGGCACCATCGGGCCGGATGCTTCGGATTCCGTTGAAATCAGCCCTAACGCCAGCCGGTGCCGATCGGTATCCGTCGCCCTTGCGAACATCAGCGCCGGATCTGTTCACTTTGATCAAGTCGAAAGGCAAGCTGTTGTTGATTCACAACACCACCGGCGTGCCGTGGTATGTGCTGAAAAAGTCGGTCAAGATCAAGGGCAAGCACTACATGGGCAAGGCCATGGATAAGG